TTCCACAAGCGCGAAGCCGTCATGGGTTCCTAACGCGCCTGTCTTTGCTTCGGATTGCGAGGTTATCGAGCGCAACAGTCGATCAGTTACCGTGCGCCTGCCTGCTGATATGGTTGCGCGGAAGGTGGCTGCACCACAGGCGCGGCTTTCCGCCATCGCTTGACCCCTTCGCGGTCTGGGGTTTGTACAGGCCGCACACTAACAGGAGTAAGTTCAGGGTTGGCTAACGGGGCGCGGTATTACAAGGGCCGCGCCCCACTCTGAAACGGGAGAGAATATGGACACCTTTTATTACGATTTCTGCGTCAGCAGCGAGAAACACGGCATCAACGATCTGGAAGGCCGCATTCAGGTCACGGTCGTAAGTTACGGTCAACCCGCCCGCGTGAACTGCCTGCCGGAACACGCCGAACCTGGTTGGGCGGCAGAGTGTAAACTTGGGGATATTGAAGTTATCACCGGCCACACCCGCAACGAGAACGGCAAGTTCATCTGGCAGCACGAGCCTATGCCTGAAGGCCCGCTGGGTAGTGAGTTGAGCAAGCTGATCCGCCGGAACATCGACATGGCAGACGTTGAGACGAAGGCGATGGAGAGTGCGGCAGAGGCCCGTGAGGACCGGGGCGATTGGCTGCGTGACCAGCGCCGCGACATGATGGCCGAAGGGGGTACGCCATGAACTTGCCAAACGTGAAACACAGCCTGTCGTGGGCGCAGGCTTATGGGTTTAAGTGGCACATCATCCACGCAGCCGCAGCGCGGGAAAACATTTCCAAAGCCCGACGAGTGGGCGGGGATGTGAAGTGGGTGTACCTATCAGCAGCCCGCCGAGACGCAGACCGGGCGCGGCATTCTCTCAACTTTGCGATGGAGAATTGACATGAACCGCTACTGGATCAACACCGCCTGTCGCAATGTCCGCGAAACAACGGACCACGGGGCAAAGCGGTTCCATCCTGGACGCCCGCGCAAGTCGTGGGTGAATAGAAACAGCGATTGTATCTTCGTGGTGGTTATCATCGCGCTGGTAATCGTGTATAATGTGACTTGAGGGAGAGTGATAATGGATGACGAATGGGCGCGATGGGACGCCGACCAGGTGAAGGTTCATGCCAACCGACTTGCGCGAACCTACTTCACTGAAGGCAGGTTGCCCTACCCATGTGTCGGGCGCATAAGGGACGCATACGAATGCCTTGGCAGGATTGTCACCGAGATGGACAAGAAACTGGAGGAATTGGAATGACTTTCACACCAGAACAGAACGCCGAACTTGATGCGCCCCTGTCATCGAACAAGGTGAAGAAGCGCAAGCAGGCGGGGTTTGAACTGTCCTACATCGAGGGCTGGCAGGCCATCTCGGAAGCCAATCGGATCTTCGGCTTTGACGGCTGGAACCGTGAAACCGTGTTGCTGGAACAGTGCGGGGAACCGCGTGAGGTCAACGACAAGGCGCGGGTGGCGTACCTGGCAAAGGTCCGCGTTACCGTTGGTGAGGTTGTTCGTGAGGGCATCGGGTACGGCTCTGGTATCGCGAAAGACCTTGGTGATGCGTTTGAGTCCGCCATCAAGGAAGCCGAGACGGACGCCATGAAACGTGCGCTGATGACGTTCGGCAATCCCTTCGGCCTTGCTCTGTATGACAAGGAACAGGCCAACGTCACTGCATGGCACGGGCCGCTTAACAGGACTGCGCTGGGCAAAGAATTTCACGAACTTCAGACTGAAGTCGAGGCAGTGGAAGACGAGGCCAGCCTTAACGACATCATCAAACACGCCAAGCCGCTGATTGCGCAGGCAATGAAGGACAGACCCGTTCTGGTGGAAGGCGACGGTGGTGATGTTCTCGGGCTGAAAGGCACAGTCGAACGCCGCCGCGACTATATCAAGGCCCGCGAGGCCGATAACATTTCATTCCAGGCATAGGAGGCAATCATGGGACGTGTTAAAGATTGGATGATGGATATGCAGGACAACGAGATCGAAGCCCTGCTGGCTGCCAACCCCGCAATGACGGTCGAGGAAGCACACGAACTGGTGTGCGGCGGCGTGTACACCAACGAACCACAAATGGAGAATGAGACATGAGCGGATCAATCAACAAGGTAACCCTGATCGGCAATCTCGCCCGCGACCCCGAAACCAAAAAGATGCAAAGCGGTGATGCCCTCTGCAACATGACCGTAGCCACGTCTGAATCGTGGACTGATAAAAGTTCGGGCCAGAAGAAAGAGAAGGCCGAGTTTCACCGCGTGGTGATTTTCGGCAAGCTGGCCGACATCGCAGGCCGGTTCCTGAAGAAAGGTTCCAAGGTCTATCTTGAGGGCCAGCTCCAGACGCGCAAATGGGAGGACAAGAGCGGCGTTGAGAAATACAGCACGGAGGTTGTCTTGCGCGGGTTTGGCGGGACGCTGGTCATGCTGGACGGCAAGCAGGCCGGTTCCGCCGACGATGACCGGGGCGGGTTCGCGACCAACCAGGGCGGCTATAACGGCGGCGGGCCTGACCTGGATGATTCGATTCCCTTCGCACCGGAGGTGCGCTGATGGACAGCGACAACGTGCTCGGTATCATCGACAATATGGCGACGGCAATGGAGGAGATCATTGCGGGCCTTGAAAGGATTGATGCCGTCGTGAAGACGGGCGACGAAGTGTTCAACCTGCAATGGAGCATTCAAGAGTCCAGATTGTATCTGGGTGACGCTCAGATGGCGCTGGTGGCGGAGGCTGATGATGATTGAAGATGAGGCAGTTGAAAAGGCAGCTGACTGGTTGATTTCCAACAGCCCAGAAGCCGGACGATTGCGCGGTGAGCGGGTTCACGCGGAAGAATACCGGAAGAGCTTGAAGGCAATTCTGGCATCGCAATCGCCAGAAACGTCGGAGGGCGGCAGGGAGCGGTGGGCTTACGCCAGCTCTGCTTACCAGGAGCATCTTGAAACGATGAGGGATGCCGTCACGGCTGACGAAGTGAACCGCGCGCGGCGTGCGGCAGCGCAGATGCGGATCGAGATATGGAGAACGCAGAATGCGAATAATCGGAGTGTGAAGCTATGAACGATGAATTGAAATCAGCCATCCAGACAGCCCGTGATGAGGCGCTGTGTGCGTTGGCCCAACAGATCGCGGTACTCCGCGACAACTGCATGGATGATTCCAAGCGAGGCCGATGCGACGAACACAAGGCCATCAGCCGGGCGAAGGCCGAATCTTATGACGATTGTATGGCCCTCATTGGCGAGACGCTCACCACCAAGGAGAGCGCGTTATGAGTGACCTGATAGAGCGGTTGCGTGGTCGTGCCAACGGCTTTCAGCGCAGACACGGCGGCACGGATGGTCTTGATTACTACAGCGCACAAGATGCCCAACGTGAAATTGAAGCCGCAGACGCCCTTGCCGAGCGTGAAGCCACCATCGAACGGCTGACGCGGGAGATTGATGACTTGCGTAAAGAGATCAGCGAAGAACCTTCCGCCGTTTGACGCACACCAGAAACCCAACCGATTGGGTTACAGGAAGCGGGCCTTCCAGTGCGTCACGGGACACCCATTCCCCAGCGGGGTGCTGGGCGTCTATCCAGTCAACGCGAACGACTTTCAACACGTCACCGAGTGAACGGCGAGAAAGTCGTCAATCCATGTGTGCGGGCTTCCCGGTTCTGGGATCAACTCAGCCGGTGGCGGGCCGATAACACAGAAGGGGTCAGGAGCCCCGATATTTTGAGCGCAACCGCTGCACAATAATCCGATCATCACACAAAGGGGGAAAATTCTATGTGGCTTAAGGTTCATGGTTATCCAGACTACGAAGTTTCGGAACTTGGGGAGGTGCGGCGGGTAACTCCAACATCTCATAAATCTCGTGCCGTTCCCTTTCTTTTGAAGGCAAGCCCAAACTCCACTGGGTATCCAACGGTGCATCTCACCCGTGATAAAATATCCAAGACCCACTATGTTCACACTTTAGTGGCGACAGCCTTTTTAGGTCATCGTCCATCACCGGACCACCAGGTTGCCCATCTTGATGGGACTAGAACCAACAACGCTGCAATTAATTTGAAATGGGTATCTCAGTCAGAGAACGAAGCGCAAAAACTTGGTCACGGCACCGCGAAAACGGGAGAAAATGCGTATAACGCCAAACTCAATGCGGCCACAGTTCTCTCCCTTCGCAATGACCCACCACCCTGTATATTGGCAGCGGCGCGGCGCATAGGCGTTGCGCCAAGCACTCTACGCAATGCATTGAGCGGCAAGACTTGGCGTCACATCAATCCTAACGGTACTTGTCTCTAATCCGCTCACGCTCATCAGCGTCAAGACGGCCAGCATCACGAGCCTTAATCGCGTCATTGATAGCCTCCAGCGCTTGTTCTGCGTCGTCGGCGCGGTGGGAGTCCCTTCCCGCCTGCCTGCCCTTGACCCAAAAGAAAACGAGGCCACCCAGAAGGGCGGCCCCGAATCCCAGAAATAGCCACAGGGTCACTTCTCAAGGCCCTGGTCGGTGACAAGGCGAAGGGCGATGTTCACGACCACCATCACGCCAGCGACAAGCTGCGCCTGTGCTTCGGGGTCAAGGCCAACGTCGATACCGAACACACCTGCAACCGTGACGCCACCAGCGATCAGGTTTGCCCAGAGGGTTTTCGAGGTGTACCAGGGTTTCATGTCATTTCTCCTTTGATGATGTGGCCCGCGCGTTCGTAAAATGCGGGTTACGTTTCGGGGCGCTTTTCCACTTTCAGAGAGGAATCGGCCCAAATGGTGGAAAGAGGTTCAAATACATGCGCCTATGCAGCGCATAAGGCCGAAGCCTGCGCATAGAACGCGGGCCATGTCTCCGCTTTCGGCTTACCCGGTCGCCATGCGTCGATGTACTGCGCCCAACCCTCTTCTGAGGTCGTAGGAAGGGGGCTGGGTAGCGTCCAGAGCAACAGACGGGCGAACACACACGCCAACGTGTCGTTGTGCTCTATGGCGTCGTATGCTTCAGCAGAACTCAATGTGTAATTTAGTGCAAACAATGCGTCATGGGCGTGTGGTGCCGATGCGTAGTGGCTGAGAACGCCCTTAACTCCGCCGCCCTTCTCAAATTGCCAAAATCCGTGGGCCGGTCCGCCGATCTGTTTGCGGTGGTCAAACCGGCTTTCTTGCAATCCGATGGCAAGTAACATCACCCGCGCTTCCGGGCTGTCCATTGTCTCAGGCAGCAATGAGAACGCGGCGGGGAATACGTGGTCACGGATGTGTTCAATCATCACTCTCGCCTCCAAGTGCGGCGTAACCGCAAATGTCCACAAAGCTGTCTTCGTGAGGCCCGCGCTTGAGCCTGACCATCTTCAGGGCTATCATGCACAATCCGACCTGACGGGCTGAAACGTTGCTGCCCAGAATAACGGTCCACATGGACGCAATGTCTTCGGCGTTGTCGGACCAGTCGCCGTAGTCCTTCTGGCGGTCGCCGTCGATTATGGTTTGGGCCTTGCCCAGTATCTCGCGGCGGTTCATAAATGACGCCTATGTGCGTCATACGCGCCATATATGAAGCATGTAGCGGTCATGCGTCCCTCATCATCAGAATTGAATATTTGCCGTGGTGTGTCCCGACGAAGGCAGGTTCCTTGTTCGGGCCAGGGGCAATGTGCCACCCTTGCGCCATGAAAACAAGAAACCCGTGGAGGGGTGCATATATGAAGTCCTGCTCTTTCATACTGTGTGGACCTTCCTGCGCTCAGGAGGGCAATAGCCGTCAACGTGGGCGCGCTTCAGGGCATCACGGATTTCTTGAATGGGCAGAACCCTCCGCCCGACTTCGCCGTATTTCATACTCCTGTCCACCCTCGTAATGGATTGATGGGAACGCCAGCCGCCGTCATTCCCGTACTTGTCACGAGGGGCAAGGGTATTCCACATTTCAATCGTCGCGCCGCCGTCTTCCTTGCTGCGCTGCTTGTGGTGCAAATGGCCCACGTCGATGTAGTGAAATTCAGTTTCGCCCCAGTCCTGGCGGTAATCATTTGACATCACCTGAATGAGCCTGTCACCACGCGCCTTGTCTGAGTGATGCGTCAGGACGAACGTGTTGCCCATCCTGTAGGGAATGAACGCGCCTGCGTTATCCAGCACATGCACACGGTCCCGGCCTGCGTAGGCGCACCGCAGAAGTTCAGCCATCCAAATATCGTTCGTTCTGGAATGGTTGCCCTGATTGATAATCACATCAACGTGCATGAACTTGGTCAAACAGCGGTCCACGACGAAACGCATGACACGGCTATAGACGCCGATCATCTTGGGGAAGCGTCCGTCTGCGTCCATCCTGTGGCCTGAAGCCTCAGTCTCAGCTTTCATGTTCTCGTAATGGGTGA